TTTTATCTCCTGTCGTCTAGACTTTCTTGTTGTTTTCTTCTTTTATTTTCTTTCTGTTGCTTTCTTTTCACGCGAATGTTTTTTTCATTCTTTTGCTCGGAAGGTTTTTTGTAATGTAGTCGTTCTCGGTAAGTTTCCATTATTCGATCTTTTTTGAGCATTCTTTCCAGAATCTTGTATGCTCTCTCGACTTGATTTTCCCTCACATAAACTTGGTAAGGTTCAATACAGTCTTGGGCATTTATTTTCTTTCCGTACTTTTTTCTCTTTTTATCGAGCCTACGGTCATACTCTTCTAGACCATTCTTTTGTTTCTTGCGATTATACTTCTTCATTATTCTCCTTAAAGACCAAATGCTGACAAATCCACCCCAGAGTCATTGGGGTCGCTATCTTTTAGTGCGCCATACTTTTGTGAATTTCCACTTTGTGCGGGGGTTGGTGTGGTACCTTCGAAAAGGTTCATTCCGTTAAACTTATCGGATCCTCCAATGGAATCCATTAGTTTTTTACGCTGTTCTTGTAAATCTACTTTCGGGCGGGCTTTCTTCATAAATTGTTTTATAGGTTTATTTTGTTTGTTCTCGACAAGTTGTTGGGCGCCCATGCCTTGGGCCACCTCCTTGATAATATGAGAGAGAGCACCGGGCTCTTCCATTATTACCTCTTTTACACACTCTTTAATTAGAGGTTTTAAAATTTTTGTTAGCTCTTTCTTATCCATTTTATGAAATTAAATCCTGTATTTTAGAGAGAATGATCTGATCTCGTGTCTCTCGGAGGGCTTCTTTTGTAAGTCCCTCGGCATAAACTCGTGTAGAAGGTCTGGAAGTAGGTCCAATGTATGCTCCTGGTGTTGAGGGTTCTTGGACAATATCAAAACAAATAAGTTGGAAATCGTCATTTACCATTGTCCCTTGGCGCGCTTCTCTAACAGATCCCAAACCTCTTGATGAAATACCTATTTTCACACCAGCATTTACAAGTCCTTTTAGAATGTCTCCGGAAGGTGTTGGTAGAACTTCTAGTTTACCCATTACTTTATTTCCGTCCATCCAAATGTCTGTTACAAGATGGGAAACATTTTTTAGGTTCACAACTGAATCGTCAGGGTGATCTAATTCTCCAACGGCTCTACGATCATCAACTACTCTTTTGTAGTTATCTACTTCTCGACGGAGTGTTCGTTCGGGGTATACTCGTCCATTACCATTTTTCTCGTCATACTTTTGTAGACAGCCACTAAGAATAATGGCGCCCTCGGCCACGCGGCGCTTTTCTGCTTCGGTAAGGAGATCTTGGCAAACTCCTCCCTCACATAACTCGTAGTATTCTCTTAATAACATTTTAGACATTTATTTATTCCTTTTGCGGGCATCACCCGCCCGGGTCAGGATCCTTTACAGCAGCGACGCACAGGTTGTAATGCCCACTTTCTATTCCAAAACAATTGTATAGCCTCCTTTTATAGTAAATAGTATCAATTTTTGTAAGTTCTAACATTTATTCCTTGATCTCCAAATAACATACATAATGCATAGGAAGTTCCAGAAGATAAACCGCCGTGTAACACTAGATCTATGGAGTCATTTGAGAACATAAAATAGCATACGACAACGCCCACCCAAAACCCTATACACATAGGGCAATGGAAAAAATGGTACTTGGGTCTTATCGAGTTGAAGACATCCGCAAATACTAAAATTTGGGTCAGTCCATAACAGACAAGAATAAAAGATAGTAACTCAACCATTAGAAGTGATAGGTGATGTAGTATCTTCTTGCGAAACGAGGATCCATGGAGCCTTTCTTCTCGTATTGTTGGACGTCACCAAGTTCAGTATTGACATCGGGATCCATAAGGCGATCGGTCTCATCGTCCTGGAATCTCTGACGGAGGGCGAACTTCGGCTCGTCAAGTTGTAGGTAGTCATAGATTTTTGATAACACAACCTGAATGGGATCTATTGTGGAACCCTCTTTCGGTTGTAAAATCAGTGCTTCCATGGATCCGAGAAGGACACCGCCCTGCATTGCGTCATGACCAATTACACCCTTGTCTGCCAGATAAGAGAAAAGATCTTCTTGAGAATAATAAGTATGATCACCGGTTTCTAGTTTGGGGTAGGTAATGATCTTGTTTTTGGCTCTCGAAACAACAATTTGCAGATCGGGATGATCGTGAATAATAATATCACCAGATAAAGTCTTATTTGCTTTGAGAGAAATAGTCCGCTGAACTTCCTTTTCTTCTGTCTCAACTTCTTCTGAACCTACTGTGATATTAATCGCCATTATTGAGTTCCTCTATAAGACTTTGTAGTTTTAGAACTTCTAAAAGCGTTTCTTCATTTAGAGGAATGTTTGTAAAGTTATTGAATTTCTCCATAATAGTTTCTACACCCTCGGTTATGGTGGGGTTTTCTGAACTAAATTTTTCAAGTGCTTGTTTACACTCATTCAACTTCTCATAAATAAAGTATCTGTATTCTGCTCCTTCATCAATAAATGAAGTAATAAACTTGGAAACAATAACTTTTTGCCCTTCAGAGAGCATAGAACCGTATTCGGTATTGAATCGTTTTACGAATTGGCGATAAGAAAGGTTATCTAAATGCTTGTAATCTTTTGATTCTTTCTCTTCTCCCTTCGTAGAAAGTCGTTCAACGAGGGTGTGTTCGAGCAAAACGCGGGACTTGGTATCCTCAACTCCTTGTAAAATGTTGTGAATAGCACCTAACTCTTTGTAATTTGGTATAAAGTTGGAATAGGTCCCGGATCCTAAATGCTTATTGACGGCATACATAAGGTTTGTCTGGGAATTGAAAACACTTTTGCGGTCCATCATCATATATGAGAACTTACTTTCTTGGATAAGTCTATCGGCCAAATGAGGCTCTAAACCATTGGTTTCTAATAGGTTCTTATAAAGTTTCAGTTCTTGATAAAGGACGGTTCCTTTCTTAAAATGCTCTTTTATGACTGCTGTGATAGTGTTTGCCTTATCGGGGTCATTATCAACAGACGCCTTTGTTAGTTCCCTAACGAGGGCCTCATAAAGAAAAGCGGTGTTTCTTTTCTTATTATATTTCATTTTTATCATCTTGTTTTTCCATTCCGTCGATAATACGTTGTACATCTTCGGAATGCTCTAAAAAGCTATCCTCCACTAAATAATTAGTCTCTTCTTCCTCAACCATCCCCTCAAAAAGCGGACCCATCAGTTCAGAGGGCTTTGGAACCCCTATTTTGGACCGATAAGTGCTACCGAGAGCGTATTCTGGTTTGGCTGTGGATTTCATTCCCATTCGCACTGCCTTTCGGCGTCCATCTTTCTTGGGTCGATACATTTTGCCCTTAGAGGCTTCAGTGGTTGTGAGTGTATTCCCGCTATCATCGCGCTTTCCTGGGGCTACTTTGAGAATGTCTTCTTCGGGTGCGGCTGCCGGTTCTTCGGCAGCGTCCAAAGCGGGAAGTTCTTCACCACCGAGTTCATCTGTCGCTGGGAGTTCTTCAGTGCCGAAACCACCTAGATCGCCACCGGTAGCGGTCATTTCAGTAGTGGCATCTGCGGTGGCGGCGGCGGCATCGAGAAGACTAGCAAACTTCCGATCAAAGAACATTTCGCGCTGGTTGCGAAGGAACTCTTCGGAGGAAATGTTGAAAATGTTCTCCGCAATGTAGCGCTTGGAGAAATAACCCTCCGTAGCCGACGAGGCAACCTCAAACTGAGTTTTCATCATTTCGAGATCTTGTAGTTCCGCAATACGAGAAGGGTTATTCAGTTTCAGGCTGAATGAAGTTAGGTCGGCCTTTCTGAAACCTAATGTATAAAGGTGAACAATGCCGATCTTTGTAAGTTCCGATACGGCTGCTTTTTGTAGTCTTTGGATAGTTCTCGCAAAACGAATGTCCTTTTGAGACAATGAAGTGCGATCTTCTACGGTATCACCAGAAGTCAAATAGGCTTGCGGAATCTTGATCGCAGTAAACATTTTATCACGAAGATATTTTACGTCTTCAATCTGCGAGGTAAACTGGCCGCCGGCGAGCGTGTCGATCTTGGTGCCCTGGGCGCCCCCTCTAACGGGAATATAATAGTCTTCCTCAACAGACATCGGGTTATAACGCAAATCGACCCGGCCGGTATCGGCATCTACTAATTGATTTTTCTTCAGAGTAGTCATGACTTGCTGCATGTATGTCTCAACGTCCTGTGGGGCAACGGCTCCGACATCAACATAAAATACCCTTCTTTCTGGAGTTCGAACAATACGATAAGACATCATCGCGTCTTCTACTAATGTTAGTTGCCTCCAAATACGACGGGCTCCGTCCAGAACCGAAGTTCCGTAGGGGGCAAATTTATCATTACCCAGTACTCTAAAGTGTCCTATCTGCCAGTCCTCGAAAGTCAACCCAGCACTGTTCCACTGGTATTGGACATAGTTGGGGTTGTTTTCGTCTTGACCTTCGAGCCTTTCTATCTCGTTTATCGGGATAGCAACAACATTTTGAATGCCAATCGCTTCGTCAATGTCTAGATAGAGGAAAAAGTCCCCGTATTTACACATTGTGCGACACCAGCCATAAAGATTCAGCTGGACATTAAGAATATCATAGAAAAGTATCTCTAATGCGGTCTTTATTTCTTGATTTGTACAATCTACGGTAAGAATACGACGCACATCGGTGCTCGTTGTCATCTCATCAGCATATATATCCAACGCAGAGTTTAGTTCTGGTGTGTATTCCATCTGATCGAAGTCCAAATACCGCTCATTGCGGTTTTGGTTGAGCATAAAGTCGCCATAAAACGAATAATTCTTTTCGTATTCTGACTTCTTGAACTCTTTGCCCGTTGCAGACGTCCAGTTGAACTTATCTAACGCCTTTCTCCGGTATCTACGGACTTGCTGATGTCTATAATCAACTATAGGACCGGAAAATAGTTTTGTTAACGCTTTATAAAGCGGGTTTTCGGCGTTTCTTGGGTTCTCGCCAGTCTTTTTTGGAATTATTGTCTTCTTATAAGCCATTTATTAGCCTCTGTATAACCACATATACTCTTGTTGTATTTTTTGTGCTTCTCTTGCTTGTTTGTCTTTTCTAACTTGTCTGTAACCAACCATTCCTGGTATTGCCGAGTTGAATGTCTTGTTGCTTGTTTTGATCGCGCTCAACATACTTTCTGATTTCTCGCGGTTGTAGGCACTCTCCTCAAAGACTGTATCCCTAATCCAGCAGGCAATTGCGAAGGACATAACAAGGTCATCGTGCTTCGATCGCATCGCTTGGGGGCGACCATTTTTCCAGATAAATGTTTTGAACTCATTAAATAGTCTTTTAGACTTAATAGTAACTAGTTTGTTTCTTATCATTTCCTCCATCTTAGTTATGATAAGAGGGCGTGACTTTTGTGAAGTAGCGAAACCAGCAGTTGATCCTGCTATACTTTCTGCTAGAACTGCTTGTATGTATTGATCATTTTTAGAATAATAGAGATTATTATACTGGAGTTCTTTCAACTTGTCAAGCGCCATAAAGCCAATATTGTTATTTTCTACAACAACCAAACAACTACCGTAGCGATTTCCTGTTTGGTGAACAAGATTGGCATACATATCTATTGTTAGTTTTCCTTGATATTCTGCTGCTATTTCATTTGTAGTAATGTTCCAAACGTGAAATGCGGAATGGTCCTCGCCGTCGCCTCTCGCAACGTCAACACTCATAAAATATTTGCTAGTGGGATCATATTCTTCCCAGATCCAAAGATTTCTATCAAAAGCGTCGCGATAAAGTGGCTCCTCCATGGTGGAATGAACCCATTCTAAATCTTGTGGATCAATAACAGTTTCACCAGAAGCCAAGAACGAACATCCCAACTCTTGTGCGATCTCTTTTGGAGACATGTTTCTTGTCTCTTTTTCAAACCACTCTTCATCACGGTCTGGATGTTCATCCCAAATTAGTTTTGTGGGATGGAAATCGTTTTTATCGTCGTCGGCATCAACATACATACGATAAAACCAGTTACCGACCCCATTTGGCGTTGATAAAGCAATACAGCGGCCGCCTGTGGAGAGTGTGGGGTAAAGACCTTTCCACAATTCGTCCAAACCTTCAACGTGGGCGGCCTCATCAACCACTAGAAGGGACAAGGCTTCCGATCGGCCGGCATCGCCCGACTTTGAAGATGCTTTTATTTGTGAGCCGTTTGATAGCTCGAACGAGTTCCTGTTATCTATTGATATATCTGCTATTTGTAACCAAGAAGGCAAGTTCTTGATCATAAACTTAACTTTCTTTACCAAGTTACCAGCAGTAGATAGTTTTGTGGCGATAACGAGAATGTTTTTTTCTCGATGAAACAAAATAAGCCACGCGGCGTATGCTCCGGTGACTGTTGAGATTCCTAACTGACGAGCTTTTAGGATTATGTTGAAGCGATAGTCAACAAAGTCTCTTAAAAGATCTTTTTGGAAAGGATATGTATGAAACGGAATAGGACCCTGTTCAGGGTGAGAGATGCGGACATAGTTCTCGATAAAGTAATTCGGGTCTTTACCGCACTTGATAATCTCTTTTACAGTTTGCTCTCTGCTAAGCACACCTCTTATCGCTCCGTACGGGCTTTCGCGAAGCTGCGATAGGTCTCCATTAGGCGATCTTGAGCGGGTATCGGTGGATCTTCATCAGCACCCTTCATACCGCTTATCTTGTACTTTTTGAGAGCAGTTGCCCAAACGCGTACATTGGAAGTTGACTGAACAAGAACGTCTATCTCGCCTTCTTCTTTTAGTGAAACGCGTTTACCGAGTATACTAGAGGCAGACTTTGAAAGGTGTTTAGCAATGTCAGCCATAACTCTTTCCATTTCTTCCTCAAAATCACCAGCATACACTTCACGAAGCTTGATATCAGTTTGATAAGTAATAGTCATTATAGGTCCCGCAAAACGAACCTTGAACCCATCAATCTGTCGGCTGTCGTATACAGGATGCCCTTCTTCTCGGCGCAAACCGATCTTGTGTG